ACACAAAGAGGCCGCTAATAGAGTACAGGAAGTCAGTATGACGTCTTATAGTGAGATCCTTGAGGAGTTCGGACTGTCTGAGATAGACAACACTCAGCTAGCCCGATGGGAGGAACTCTTTGCCTATGAGGGTTTTGACCCTGTCAAAATGCTGGCAAAGATGAAGAAGCTTGCCCCTGATGACTGGAGGGATGATGTAAAAATCATCATTGTCTTTGCCTTGACAAGGGGCAACAAAATGAGCAAGGCTGCCAACAAGATGAGTGATAAGGGCAAGACTGAGCTCATGCGGCTTAAAGCCAGGTACAATCTAGTGGAGAATCCCCAGAGTAGGGATGACATCACCCCCACTAGAGTTGCATCTGCTCTCCCAACCTGGACTGTCAGAGCGGCAGCAGCCCTGAAGGATTCCCTCCCTATGGGTCCAGCTGCCATCAAGGCAAATGCAGAGAAGACCATCCCAGCTGAGATGTGCTGTGCTGCATTCGCTGGCGTAATCCCCACAAGCGGGATTGCCGAGGAGGATACTGAGGCTATCACCAAAGCCTTCTTTGTGTGGCAGTACTACTTCACACAGCTGATCAACCCTCAGATGAGGGGAAAGAAGAAAGAGGTGATTTTCAGTTCTTTTGATGCTGCCGTGCGAGCTGCCATGAACTCTGCCAGCTACCCCAACAAATCCCGCATCGACTTCCTTCAGGGTCTTGGGATCTTGAACCAGAAGAAGAAAGCGGTGGAGTCTGTAAGGGCTCTTGCAGAGCTCTGGGATGAGATGGAGTAAACCTTTCCCACCCAAATTCAATCTGGCTAAATTTCATCAGCTTTCCAATTAGGCTAAATTTGCCTTCCTCTCCCTGCCTTTAGGCAGGGAGAGGGGGGCTTAGAGGGGAATCAAAAGTCATAGGGATCAGGTGGCGGCAGGTAGAGCTGGCCAGTCCCCACCGAAGGAGGTGCTGAAGTAATTCAACCTGAATGAGTCCTCAGTCTCCAAGAAGAATAGTAGGCTCTCCGTTGAGGATAGGGTTTCAAGAAATTCCTTCTGATCTCCAGGAGGCCTACTAACTCTCCGACGATCACCAGAATGATAAGTCATCAAGAGGGAAGAATAAGGGTCAAAAGGGTCATCTTCCTTAACCCTCAGATATTCATCAACATCTCGTCTCATTCGCTTGGGGAGCTTCCTAGGATAGAACCAGCATAAGGTTTGCAGTATCTCATAAACTGAAGGGCCGACAGAGCAGTAAGGGACCATAAAGAGGTCCCTTGTGGCTGCCCTTGCAAAGGACAGATATTGCAGAGCTGCCACGTAATAGATGATTGAATCAGTTGGTATTGATGTTGGGCAAATACCAAGCTGCTTAGCTCTCCTAAAACACTTCTCATAAAGAATGATGATTCTGTCAGCGGTGGTGCAGCCAGGAGGAGCATCCCATGTGGACCTCTTCAGGAGCTTAAAAAATGCCTTCCAAGACAAACACTGTTCAACTGGGGTTTCAAAGTTGAAGATCCGCACTGCTAGAGACATCCAGCTTGTCGTGGCCTTTCCAGTAGGCCACCTCAGTGAAGACCTTTGCTCCTGAGTCCATCCCAACCCATGTGGTATGCATGACATAATCGCCGAGATCAGAAGGTACGGCTTAGGCATCTGCCTGAAGATGCTAGATCCATCCACAAAGTAGCAGTGGCTGAAGAATGTGCCACTCAGGCTAGGGTAAGCAACCCCCATGGATCGGAATAATGTTTTCAGAATCCCTTCCCTGGCACGAGCCTTACTAGCCCTCCAGTAACCTCCAAAGATCAGTAGATTGTCATCCACTGGTTCAAACAAAGTAGGTAGTTTTGGTACTGAGTCATCCATGGTGCGGCCTCTCTGTGT